AGGCGGTAATCTATTTATCTTTTCTAGGTCTATCTGCATTTCGAAAAATTTTTTGTAAAATTTTTTTACATGTTGTTTTTAGCTTTATAATGATTTTTAGGGCTTTGACCACGCAAATGTTTGCATTTGTACTGTGTTTTGTAAGTTTCTTTGTAAAAAGATAAATTAAAAATAAAGAAAGATCCGAAATTACAAATCGATCTGGTACCTCTATTAAAGCCACAAGCCGCTAGCGGCTTGTATCTGGTGGCCTGTTGCTTGTTCTCTTAGTTCTCTAAGTTTTTAAATGTGTCCTATAAAATCCTATGGCTATTATTTAAACGGCCTCTAGTCGCTCGATACATGCAGCAAGGCCCTTTGCTATGGGTTCAAGTCTCAGGCCGCTTTTTCCCAGATCCCTTATTTGATGTCCTTCATAAAGTATCGGGCAACAAGCAGCGGTGGTCGTGGCTAAGATAAAAGAGTTGTGAGGGTGGCGCAAATGGAAGGATATTTGATGCGGTGAAAATCTTAATTTATAGCGTTTAGTTACTTTAAATTCGATTGTAAAAAAGTGTTCATTTTTGTTATATGCGAGAGCGTCAGGCGTTCCCAAAGCTGCTGAATTTTCAAGGCGTGTGAACCAAAAATCAGGGCAATTCTTCTTAAAATATTGGTAGAATTTAGCCTCATTAATCATAGTATTTTTAGCGTTATTATATCACTATATTACACAACCTGAAATTGTATTTATTTTAAAATTAATGCTTGACTTATATATATGATTATATTAGATTGTCATATATAAACAAACAAAGAAAGAGGATAAATATGAACAAAGAAAACAAAATACCATTTGATAAAGTTGATCAAAGAATATTACAAGATATAAGTGGAGAATTAGTCTCCAATCATGTAATCGCGTGTCAATCTTCTTTAGTGCATGAACTAATGCAAAGAGAAGTTATTCACATGGAAGAATATGAAAATTACTTTATGTCAGATGAAAAAATAAAAGAATGTCATGATGTAAAAACAGATGAAGAAATAGAAGAAATCAGAAACGAGGGTTCAGATATAAATGAAGTTTATGAACATTGGCTTGTATCTGATTGGTTATTATCAAAGTTAAGAGATCAAGAAGAAGTTATTTTAGAAACTGATTTTGAAACTTGGTGGGGTCGTGGTTGTAGTGGTCAAGCGATTAAATTAGATTATAATATTCAGAAGATTGCTTATGAATATTCATATGATGAAAGACTATTTGAAAGCAAAAAAATAGCATAATTAAACTTGACAAGGGGCTATCCTATAATATAGGATAGTCCTATAAACTAAAAAGAAAGGATAAAAACAAATGTATGAAGTAAATAAGTTAAATCAATTAATTAAAGATAAAACAATTTTAATATATAACTCATTTCAGGATAAAAAAGTGAAGGGTTATATCTATAAGGTTGAAAATCAAATAGCAAATTTTCTAGTATATGCACCAAGTAAATTAAGTCTATTTCAATCATGGAATGTAAGCGTTGAAAATCTTTTAAAAAATTCAACGATTACAAAAAATAGGGCTAATTGGTGATAAACTTGAACAAGCAACGCCACCTTACAACCTAGGGTGGTGTTGTGGTATTTATGCAACAGTTGCATTTTTACAACTTAATATACAACTTGTAGTTGTATGCAGTTTTGGAATACAGTTGAAAATTGAAAACAACAATACAATTAAAAAGTGAAAAAAAAATTAATTTTTTATTTGACATGTTATATAGGATAGTATATGATTATAATATGTTTAATTTAACCAATAGGAGGAAAAAAATGTTAGACGCTACGATAAATTTAAAAGACCACTACGGAAGGCCTACTGAATTTGCTTTAACAATAGCAATGGAAGGAATTCAATCTGAAGTATTGAGATTTTGGGAAAAGATTGAAAATGACGAAGTGACAGGTGAGAAGAAAAAATACCTTCAAGCCCTATTCAACTTAAATAATAAGTTGGTAGAAAAATATAATAAATCAGGCGGTGACGCCACTGGATATTACATGGAGTGGGTGAAGGGTAAACCCTACTCAACTGGATTAGCAGGGTTGATAGATTATTAAACTTGACAAGGGCTATCCTATAAAATAGGATAGTCCTATATTAAAGAAAGGATAAATATGAATATAAATAATTTAAAAATAATAGTTAAATCAAAATATAATTTTGGTTACAAAGTAGGTGTTACAGTTCATGTAAATGGAAAGAAATTTCCAACAGAGAAAAATTTTGTATATGCACATAACAAAGACAACAAAGCAGTTCGAACAGCTTTGATTGATGGTGGTTATACTGAAGATCATGAACTAGTAAAATCAGCATTACAAAAAGAAATGAACCAATAGAAAGGATAAATAATGGAACCAATAACAATTACATTTAAAAGAGCCGTTTCCATAATCAGGCAACATGGGAACATGGACGAAATAGAAGACTTTTTTAAAACATTAGGAAAGAAAAAAGTTTATAAATTAAAAGACGTTAAGGAGTGGTTAGGATACTAGAAAGGATAAATATGAAAAAATATAACACTATGAAAAATGTTGGTAAATGCAGATATTTAATTAATTATCATGATGGTATTAAAAAACATAGAGATGGAAGTGAGTTTTTTGATATTGCAATGCATGGTAATAAAAAAAATCATTATAGTTTTATAAAAAAACTTATTAAAGAAGGTTATAAATATGAAAGCTAAAGATTACAAGGGCATAGAGGATTACATGAAGAGAAAGAAAGAAAAAAAGAACCAGTTAATAAAAGGCACAATTATTTGCCTTGCAAAGGGTTGTGATAATTATTTATACAAAAATCAAAGTCCATGCGATAGTAGATATTGCGTGGATTGTTTTTAGAAAGGAGAAGAAACATGTTAAAAGCAATATATTTCGCATTACACTTTGCAATGTTAATGCTAGGCACAGTTATAGCTATTCACATTGATTTGTGGTTAGGTTTAGCAATAGCAATTACATTTGGCATAAAGTTTTTCTTTATGCTGCCAAATAATAAAGAAGGTTTTTAAACAGAAAGGAAAAAGATGAAACAAGTAACTATAATCTGGGGAACTGAGGCCGTAAAAGGTGTTGATGAACCAGAAGAAAACTACACTAAAAAAACATACGAGTTTGAAACGCAGACTGAGTTGAACGCTTTTTTAAAAGGTGTTGATGAGGGCAACGGGTGGTTAGAGTATGAGGTGCAAGAATGAAAAGGATAAATAAAAAGAAAGAAATATTTGGATTTTTTGATTTAAGTGCATTTAAAGATGGTGTAGCTGATGCTTTGTTAGAAGGTTATAAAGCTGATTGGCACGAAAATTCACACTACTATACGGAAGGTTACGACTTTGGTCTAACCATGTATGCTCTATACAATAAATTAGATGAGGAGAAAGATGAAAGCTGATCAATTACATGATATTAAGATAGAAGACATAATCCAAAGCGTTAGAGATTTAAGAGACGCAGATTTCCATGTTTGCAAACATAGTGAATGGCAATCAAAGGGCGAACCAGATACAACAGACGATATTACTTGCACTTGTGGTGAGTTTGATGCTGTTATAGATGAATTAGAGAAACTTAAATATAATGATAACTATAAATAGGTGCGACAATATGGTATTTGATATTATAGGATTTTATGTATATTTATAGGATAACCAACAAATAAACATTGCAAGTTTATTTGGCTTTGTGGCAGAACAACGCTTAAGCGGGTGTAATGCACAGGATCGGAGGGTTACGGGCTAGTGCCTGAAGACACCGAAACTGGTTGTGAGTACCGACCATCTATCAAAAAGATACTTGGACGCTTCGGGAAAGCTTGTGGGTGATCTACCAAGATAGTCCCACCAAGCAGGTTAAATAGGTGAGTACGCGAGTGCTGTATCGATATGGGTGAACCAAAAAAGTGACATTTATATGACCAATAAAGGTTCAACAAAACTCATAGGAGGTGCTATATGCGTCCTTACGCCAGATACCCCACCCGAAAGGGTGGGGATACAAAAACTAAAGTTTCTTCTTAACAGATCCCATTTTCCAAGATTGCTGCGTTGATAGTTCTATAACAAGTCTATGACTTTCTCTTGCGCCAATAATATTGTTTTCAAATAAACTTATTGAGAGAATATCAAACTGGCCGTCTGGTGAATGAAACTCACCTTGTGGTAACTTAACAACTACTCGCGCGTCTTGACATGTAGGGGACTTTAAAAACCTGTCTAATTGTCTAGCTAATTCTTTCGCATTAATCATGTATTTGACATTTAAAGTTATTTGCCGTAAATGTCAAGAATGGGTGTACCAAAAAGATTAACAGAAATGCAAAGAAAATTTGCAAACCTTTTAGTATCAAATGAGGGCCGCAAATATGGCTATGAGTGCGCCATAGAGGCAGGCTACGAGAAGGATAGAGCAAGGCAGACAGCATACGAACTACAAAACCCTAAATTATATCCATTGGTTGTAAAATATATTGGTGAGATTAGAGAAGAATACCAAAAGAAATACGAAGTAACTTATGAAAAACATATAACAGAACTAGCAAAAATCAGGGAACAGGCATTAAAGAAAGGTGCGTTCTCGGCAGCTAGTAACGCAGAAGTTGCAAGGGGTAAAGCTGCGGGCCTGTATGTTGAACAGAAAATAATTCGAACTGGTAAATTAGATGACATGTCAAAAGCAGAAATGGAAGAAGAATTGAAAAAGATTATAGATGAATAGTCACCTATCTTAGAAAATGTTACTGTTGATGATGTAAAGAAAAATATTGAGAAGAAAAGATTACCAAGACTTAAGAAAGTTTC